AGCATAAGCCAGTGAGACGCTGCCCAATTCCAAATCGAAGGATGGAGCGCAGCAGCAGCACCGCCAGCAGCAACAGTAGCTGCAGTAGCCGCAGTACCAACACCAGTCGGAGCAGTCTTAAAGACGCCCATGAACTTCAACAGTCCAGCACAACCGAGTTGCTGATCAACAACATTAGGATCGTACTTATTATCAGCCACGTACTTACCTTTAGTGTACTGATCCGTACCTGCCCACAAATAAGGGCTTGGCAAGTCTTTATTAGCATATCCAAGACCGTTGTATTCCTCTAGCTTAGCCAGAGCACCACCAATGGACCAATCTTTATTCTTGGCAGCATAGGGAGGGCAATTGACGAGAGCGTCTACAGCCCCGTCTTCCCAAGTCTTGAAAGGACCACGGCCTTTTGGCTCATGCGTCGATTTCTTATTCAGCGGATCACCCTGACCCAGCTGAGCATTCCAACTCTGCGAGGCTTCACGTTGGTGAACCACAGCGATAAACCACCACGGCACACCCGTGAGTTTTTCAACATTCTTGTATCGGCTGAAAGCACCAGCTTCAGTAAGACGATCGGCTACAACTTTAAATGCAGGACCTTTGTCTGCAGAGATGTGGCAAGCATCCCATCTTGTTTTATTTGCCGTTTTTAAATCCATTAAGGGGCTCCATTGATTGATTGCATCGATGACCATCCGATAATATCGAAAGGCTCATCGTCTACCGATGATATTCTAAACTGAAGCGTCTTGCCATGACCACGAACCTTAAGACGGCGAGAAGCATTGGAATAGTTAGTATCGGTATGGGTAACAGTCTGATTAGCTGACCAGCGTCCAGTGCCAGAACCTGTAATCGCATAATCCCAAATACCTTGGAATTTATATGAAACAGGATCGAGAAGTCTAGAGAAGACAGCAATCCAATTGTTTTGGAATTTACGTATCGCCTGACCTCGAAGCTTAAAGCCTGTGATCAAGTAGCTGATATAGTTGATGCCGAAGTTATCAAACTTAAACCAGTCTTTGAAAGTATCATCCGTTCTCTCAGCAAAGGTTATAGCATATGAACCACTATCTGGATAAGATACGAGATACTTATCAAACTGTTGATCATCGCTACCCGATGTAGAGAAGGATATTACTTGGTTCGTGCTCAAGTCTACCACATTGTTAGCACTGTTGTCTATAACATTATTAACAATAACTGGAGTAGTAATAAGTTCAGAGGAGATAATGCTATGGACTTTCACAGCACCATTCTGTCCAATAGTCCAAGGATAGAATGCTTGAGTTCGGAAGTTATAGTTTAGAACACGGTCGTATTCATAGTTACCATTGAGATCAGCGCCGCTTTCACTCCGGTACAACCAACGTATCTGTCCATCAGTTTTATCGAAGAAGCCTCTTGCATAGCGCTTAGAAGCTACTGGGATAGTGTCGTAGAAAGTCTTGAATGTATCCCATGTCAAAGATTTCACGACTGGCATCGTTCCAGAATCATTGCCTTGAAGAATATAAATACCTTCGGCATTCCACCAAGCAGGGTATCCGCTGACGTTAACAAAGCTTGTATCCGAAAGACTAGGAACATCTGCGATCTTAAGCAAAGCATAATCATTCGCTGTGAAACCAAGTCCTGTACTTCCAGTTAGAAACCATATACCGTTGGCTGCAAAGATTGCTAAGCCACCGGGAACAGTTTGCATTCTGAAGATTGTGCCTGCTTCTGGGATGCTCAATACTCCGCCATCATCAGGCAGAATATCAAATAGGTCGGCAGCAGTGGGATCATTCTGTTGGTAACAATTTCCGTATTGAGATACATTTTGTAGGATTTGAGTGAAGTAGATATTACTGTTAAACCCTACGAAGTTAATACCTGCATAAAACACCCTACCAGCAAAGAAAGCAACAACGCTTGGTCTCTGAAAGGATGTCGTGGTATTAACGAGAGCAGCTATGCCTGAAGCTGTAGTACGGTCTTGATTAGCTAAATTGAGGACGTAGTGACCATTAGGAGCAGGACCATTGCCTTGCATAACACTAGCTATGACGGCAGTGCTAGCGGTGAAGGCTCCTGTAGAATCTACGAAACGCCACATCACATCTGCGTTGCTAGGCATCGTAGTCTGAGCAGTATCCCAGATGGTCAAGTTAGCATCTGTCCAACCTTGATTAAGAAGATTGTAATGATGGAACTTATCTAGCGCACCTAAGCTGCTTGTAGGACGAGCATCAACAGCTAGGGCATCATCTACAGCACCTTCGAAATCTCTAATCTGAATTGTAATATTAGTAGCTGTAGCTGTATGTGCAGCAACATCATAGGAAATCCGCATTGGTTCACAATACGGGTGAGCTACAATTAAGAAGCCGTTACCATCGGTGAACTGAGCTTCAACAGCTTCTGGAGTAGGTGCGCCTGAAACTGGAGTTAGTGTGACAGTCGTAGACTGTGCTCCGGTGGAAAAGATGCCTGTACCGTTGGCTTCATAGAAATACAGCGTATTGCCAATCTGCACAACAACTACAGTGACATTACCATTACCAGATACGTTCTGCCACAGATATGTCCTAATAGCTCGATTAGACCTATCTATGGTTTTAGTAGTAAAGTTTGGTTCTAAATCGAAAGCCGTCCTTCGATAGACCGATCCGTCGATATCAAAAATACAATCAAAGGTTTCCGTAACAGCCTGCTCTGGAAAATTCATTCCAGTAGCTTCTGTTACCAATCCTTTTACAAAACTATTTTCAACTGCGACTGTAGTCTGTTGGGGCATTAAACCGGCCTAGAGAAATTAGGAAGACGGTTGAAGTTTACTGCGTTATTAAAACTGTCGTCAGGAATAGACCTACGCGTCCTCTGGAGATGTCGCCAATTACGTCTAGCAGATTGTTCAGCTTTAGTATGCGGTACCTGTCTGAGTTCAGCCCAAGCGAGAGCCTTGCTTTCATTAATCAACAAAGCGAACTGATTGGGCAATAACTCAGGAACAAATGCGTCATCTCTTTCGAAATTCGTAGTCTTGAAGCCATAGCCAATAGTCTTAGATGATTGAAGTGTAGTGTCTACTGTGTTATCAAACGCATCGAACATCAGTGTAGTATCGTCTAACGACGTGTAATACTTCGGAGCAATATCATTCCTAAAAGTAAAACGAATGGTATAGCCATTAACAAGGTGATCGAACTGCTGGACATAGGTGTAATTCTGATTCCATTGATGCATATAGTCTATGAACTGATCGACAGGTAGGTATTGGATTACTACCCAATTAGGAACAACGTCGCCTAATTTCTGACAATCATACTTAATCCAATCAACACGATCTATGCCATCAGGCCTAGTCATAACAATTGGTTTAGTAGGATCAGTACTAGCTACGAGATTGAATAATGTTTTATTGCTGTTAAGATCGCTGCGTGAGATGATGTCATCAATGACGCTCTTTACAATCTCCACTACTTGCTGAGATTCAACTGTGTCATTGATAGAATTTACCTCATCAGAATCCATGGATGATAGGACTGTCTGAACAATTCCGAGTAATGTATATTTCATTTAGAATTCCATAATCGTAACAGAGAGGGAGTTTAACGTAGATGTACCTGAACTTGCAGCAAGACTTAAATCAAACCAGTACGCCGTACCTGGAGTCAATCCAGTAATAATACCACCGGGAGAAATAGCTACTAAACCATTAGCTGTTGGAACCCAAGGACTTTGTGCTGTACCTACTGTTGTGCCTGTAGGAGCTGCGCCGTTGGTAGGGGCTGTACCTGTTCCAAATCTAGCTTGGACACCTACGGCACCCAAGGAAACAGTGTTTGCTCCATTGCCTGTAAATCTGACATACACACGAGTGCTATAAACCGGAGTAATAGTAGCAACGCCGCCTAATCCCATCATTACACCGCTAGCGCTGGTAGTACCGGTAGGATTAGTAAGAGCGGTTTGTAGTACGGCTTCGTTTAAAGCCCGTTGAATAACGTTAGTGCTATTATTAATACCTTTAGATAGCGTAAACGCACCGGTATTACCTGCGATACTAGAGACACCGGTAGACCCAGTCAGAGATGTAACAGTAGCTCTCTTCCAAGCACCAGAAGCTGCTTGATCTGAAATAATGACTTCATCAGTTGTCGCTGGAGAAGCTTTGAGAGTAAGAGCGTGAATGTCTACAGCAGTAGGGGCTGCAGAGCTGCCAGTGTTATTACCGACAAACGTAAATGCACCCTGCGTAGCATGGCTCGATAAAGCTATGTTACTCAGTGTGTTAGAAGAACCACTAATAGTTTTATTAGTCAGAGTATCGGTTGTTTGCCGACCTACTAGGGTATCAGTAGCTGTAGGTAAAGTCAGCGTACCTGTATTGACAATAGTTCCAATTACTGGAGAAGTAAGAGTCTTATTTGTCAGCGTATCTGTAGTATCTCTGGCTACTAATGTACGTGTACCGGTAGGTAATGTAACAGTACCTGAGTTACTTATTGTGGATATAGCTGGGGCAGTGAGAGTCTTATTGGTCAGGGTGTCGGTAGTATTGCGTCCAACAAGTGTATCGGAAGAATTAGGAACGGTGACAGTAGCAGAACCAGCAGTAGCAGCCAAAGTATTACCATTAACTTTGATGGTGTTTGGTCCTGCAGTATCAATTGTTTTATTTGTAAGCGTAGCAACCGCAGCATTCTTCGTGGCATCGGAAGTATTATCGGTATTGTTTACATTGAGTGTAGAGCGGAGAGGAGTAGCGTTGACGTCTAAAGTAACTGTAGTATTAGAGCCATTATCAGTAACAGATATATTACTACTTCCAGTGAGCACTCTGTTGTTAGACAAAGCACTTTCGGGATCAATCGTTACATAACTACCACTTACAACAGTTCCAGCATCCACTGCAGCGACACTGTCTTTCAATTGACTCCACGTAGCAGGTTCTTGATCTGAAGAAGCATCTGGAAGATTAATTACTTTATAATTATTCATATCAAGATTACTGAGCATCTGATTAGGACTCTGCCCATCTCTGGAGAGAGTTGCCTCCATGGCAATCTCAGTGGCATCGTTGTTAGACTTCAACGCCGTAACAACGGTAGACTCATTCTGAAGATTGGATACGTCTGTAAGAGTAAGCTTAGCCATTAGGTTTTAATACAAGTCATTACAATGAGAGTTAGAGGTCTGGTTTCAGAGCCGCCAGAAGATGCAGCTGTACCTGTTGTAGTATGCGTATGCGCGCCAGCTGCAACGTTGGTAATAGTAACGCCAGTTCCAGAACTTTGCACAGGTCCAGAAACAGTAGCTCCCGGACTATTAACACCTTGTGTTACTTGAAGAGTACCGCCACCTGAACTACCCACTGCAATTTGATGTGTATGTCCTGGATCATTTAAAGTATTAACGTGAGTGTGGTTGCCAGGATCATTTGTAGTACCAGATACAGTGTGAGTATGTGCTTGATTCTGATCAGCTTGAACCTGACCTACCGCAGTAGTAGAAGTTCTAGAGCGTCTGTAGCGACCAGCAGTTGTAGTATCAGGAAGAGTAATAGTTCCTGTATTCAGCAAACAAGGAGACACTGCAAAAGCAGAAGAGCCACTCGATGAAGCAGCTGCTGAAAGAGTGATCTGAGTGCCAGAATCAATCGTTAGGATAGTCGTGCCTGAAGCAATGCCGGTCCCAAAAACGAAGTAACCGGATTTGAATTTACTAGTGTCTGGAATACTAGTAACGATGGGACTTCCATTATTACGAGTACCAGAAGTCTGTTTAGCTAGAACGCCATACAGAGCAGAGAATGTCGAAGTGCTGATGGTCGAACCGTCGAGTTCAAGCCATCCAGAAGGAGGCTCAACAGCTACGAAGTCAGAGACCATTCCAGTGAAGGCTGATGTACCAACGCTAGACCAAGTACCACTGCCAGCACCGTTGCTGACATACACAGTACCCAGCACAGCTGTGTCGGCACCTTTAGGCTCATGAAGATTGGAGCCTGTTAGAGAAGCGTGTGAAACGTTTGCCATATTATTCCTTGTGAAGAAAAGGGGGCTTTTACACCCCCTGATCTATTAGACGCGACGGTACTTGATGCGAATGATCAAAACACCTGTGGTGTACAGCGTAGAAGTGCTGTTCGCCGTAAGGTATCCGGGATTAGCTCCCGTAGTGCCAGCCGGAACAAGAGCACCGATAGTGCCTGACGTTGCAGTGTACGTAATCTTTTCTCCAAGGGAGTTAAAATCAGCGGTAACACAAGCAGCCAGAATACCGTTGTAATCGATTTCAGTCGTGCGATCGGTTCTCACCAATCCGAGATCAATCGAAACACCGGTTGCAGCCGCGGACTCGTTAACGACAGTAACTTCCTCAATGCGGACGTTGGCGGGGAAAAAGATATTATCTCCACCAGCGATGATTGTGGGAGTTGCCGTAAGCTTCGTTAGATCGAGTTTAATCTCGACTTCACGAAGTTCACCATAGGTTTTGTATTCACCACCAGCCTCAGGTGTTGCCACCTCAGGACCGATTTTGACGTACAAACCAGAGTTATCCATATATGCCATGTGCTATTCTCCTTAGGTCAGAGTGCCAATGTCCGTAAGGACAACGCACAGATTTTCAGGACGATAGACAGCCACGCCATATTCACAGATCGTCAAGAACTCAGTCTGTTGAAGGTCTTTGTTATACTCAGACTCAACAGTGGGCATTTGACGGAAAGCAGCGATGAACGGAGTCGTCTGACCGGGCTCAGCGGAGAAGAAGAGGTTAGCAACACCAGTCGTAACCGACTTGCCGTTGACAGTCTCTGCAATTCCCTGTTTCAGGTAATTCGACACGTAGACATCGAAGCCACCAATGCTGAAGCGGAATTGGAAGCCAGTGACAAGACCTTCGCTGGCGATCATGTTCCACTTGGGAACAGGCGACAGAAGGGTCTGGACGTTGGTGAGCGACTCAATCGCATAAGCGACGGAGGGGTCAACAACAGCAACCAGATTACGCATCGGGACGTTCGCCTTGCGCAGAGCGTACTCAGCGAGGAAGAAGTCCTTCAGTGCGATGACTTGAGAAGTACCAGAGCCAACCCAACGATGCTGAGCATTGTTGAGGATGTTCTGGTTAGAAGCGGTTTGCGCAGCATTAGCACGATCGAAGACGCGAGTCTCGAAACCACGCATAAGAGCGAGGTGCTGTTCCGGAGCAAACGCGGCCTGAATTTGATCAGACCACATAGAATCACGCTTGAACTTGTTCGAAATGGAGTTAGCCGAGTACTTATACTGATCAATCGTGAACGTGAAGTTACCAGTATCAAACTTGTTGTACTTGATAGCTTGACCTTCAGCGAAGTCAGCAGTCTCAGCTCGTCCAAGACGAGGCAGATTCAGGGTGGTGCCATCCGGAAAATCCGTGATAGTGCGCACAAATCGCATGGCGAACAAATCGTCCATAAAAGGACGAGTAATCTCGCGCGAATAAAGATTTGCGCGGATAAAATGTTCGTTAGTTAGGGTTGTAAAACCACTAGCCATACGTTATGTTTCCATTATCTATGACCAAACTTATTCCAATCACCATCCTCAAACTCATTGCCGAGGGTTACGTAATCTTTAAACATTTGGTCTTGGGTTTTCGGGTCACGATATTTCACTGGGTCGGTCTGCCGCATCTTCTGATAGTAAGCGTTGGTACGCTTTACTGGGCCTGCGAAGGGGTCACTTCGTTGAGTTGATGTAGGCGGAGCTTGAAAAGTCTCACTCTGACGTTGGCCTTCAAGTCCAAGAGTCCTGTAAAGGAGACTTGGTGTCTTGCGGGCCAGATCATTAAAGAGTTCGACTGATACACCCATTTGATTTATCTGTTGTGAAACAATCTGCTTATAGTTTGCACCATAAGCTTCTTGCAATTTCGACTCGACATTCTTGGCGTTGTTCTCTTCCAGTCTCAATTGCTCACGCGCTTGAATCTGTTGTTGAACTAACTCGCCAATCTTGGCTTCGTCGAAGACACCGGACTTGTCATCCTGACTCTGAGGTAATTGAGTTCCTTGTGACTGCCTAAGTTCCTGCACGTATTGGTCTAGCGTTTCCTTAAGTTTTGGTCCTGCGTTGTACTCGCTATGTAGTTTTGTATAGTCTTGCCGAAGCTCATCCATACGTTGCTTCATATGTTCGATGTACGCGTCCGATTCAGCTTTCCCTCTTGCTAACTCTTCAGGCGATTTGAATTTCTTCCCTTCGCCGACTAGTTCTTCGAGGTAGTTCTTATTCGGATCAATCTGCACTGGGTCTGGCTGATTAGTATTTTCTAGTATGTTCATTTGCTCTCTTGGTCTAGAGTGATTAAATTTTTAACTGAGTGAAGGGCTGATGCGTATCCATTACGATGGGCTTGAAGATAATCCCAGTTAGGAACACCGTAAGCCTTCTGGCTTCGTTCGGCAGCGCCGAGTTCTTGTTCCTTCACATCGAGGATTTGTTGTAGTCGTTCTAGGATTTCGCGAGAGCCTTTTAATTGATTTATAAATCGTTGCTTCTCTTCATCGGTCTGAAGATGAGCGGTCCAATATTGATTCAATTAAGCTGGTCCTTGTATTTGCTGTTGTTGGGGTACTGGATTGAGGTCGTAATCTTCACCCATGCCAGATGCTGTTTGCGTAGCTTGCAGCGTCTGTTCTTGTGTGGCTTGCGCCATACGTTGTCCCTCTCCTTGTTCGACTAGGCCAACCCAAGGTGGGAAGAAGATAGAATCTTGCTCGACGTTGAATGCACGCTCAAACATCTTAGCCAGCGCTATGGTAGACATATGCGGCTGGACAAGCGGGAAGAGGGGGCTCTGCGACATCGAAGTTAGATTTTGGATTAACTCTGCCTGTTCAGCGAAGTGCCGAGCAGCGACAGGTCGAATGCGGCCAATGCCGGTGATATCTTCGACGGTCAAGGATTTAAACGTCGCAGCCTTAAGCTCATCGTCAAATACCTTAATCGATAGAACTCCAGTGAGATTACGCCTGCTGAGTTCCAGCATGGCGTTAAGCACACGTTCTACGATCTGCTCTTCG